CTCGCGGGACATATCTTTAAGTCCGTCTGATAACTGATTAAACTCTGCTTCTGTAGCGTTGACGGTTTTTCTTACACCCGCAAAAGCTTCCTCAAAGTTAACAGCGGCGCTACCAGTATCTTTTAAGAACCTTAAAACCTGAACCCCAGCGACAACACGCCCTAGAGTCCTGAACACGCTTGTCCCCGCAGATACGGAACTATTAACGCGCCTTTGGCTTTTCTCAAGCTTGACGTTAGCCCCTTCCATCTTAGAAATAATATCTAAAACTTTTGCGCTCGCCTTATCGTTGAGCTTTAAACTTATGTTTAGGTCTGTGTTCGCCATCTAAACGCCTTTTTTGTGCTTTTCCGTAAGCATTTGATAAAATCATCATAGCTGTTAAATACCGCTTTGATTCTTTTATCCATGCTGTACCGTTAGGAAAACAGTTCTTATCATAAAAGCTGTATGCTCTTAAATATTCCCATGTCAAGTTTGTAATGAATGTTATCGGGCATCTATAAACCTGTTTACCGTCTACAAAAAAAGGAACTATCCCTTCTTCATAGTGTCCTCTTTCTTTCATTAAAGTTTCGTCACACGTTCGGCAATCTAATACACCCCCGTACTCGTCGAGTATATCGACTGCCAGTTCTAGTTTTTTATTTCATCCCCCGTTAACTCCTGTATTCTCATAATCTCAGAAGATAACTCATTTATAATTGAAATAGGTATTCTCGAAACTTTAGACATAGGAACAGCGTTTACTTTCTCTCCGTTTATAAAAACTTCCTCAGTTGAATAATCAATGTTGAAGTTTTCCCATCCTTTTAAACCGCATTGAATAAGGCTATACGCTGAGTTAACACCGCTTGATGAGCCTGATTCAACAATTCTTGCGTACAGATTGCTCGGTAGAACTCCTAACTTCCATATAGTAGGATTTTTTTTGTCCGAAGGAATTGTGAAGTCTACCGTAGCGTTTAAGTCTAAACCGCTTATCATAATTATCTCCTAAAGGAATCGAATAGTCAGTTCGTCATTAGAACTTGAAGCGTCGCTTGATACAATAGCCGCAACACAATCGTATGTTCTAATTCCGTCTGTATCCGAATTCTTAGGGGCTTGCTCGTACTCGAACAATCCTGTAAACTCAACGATATTGCCCGCGTTGGTTCCCGCTTGGATTGCAAATGTCGCTATAACGTTGCCGTCCCAATCTCCCCAAAATGGATTGCTTGATTCAGCTACCGCGTCAGCGTCAAAGCTCAATTTTGGTTTCCTTGCCGTAAGACGGAAATTCTCAACACCTGTAACAGCATTAAGATTGTCTCTCCTGGATATTTCGTTACCCATGTCAATTTCAGCTTGACTTGTAACAGGACTAAACCCAGCTATTTGAAACCCTGCGTTATAAATAACAGGCGGTATATCAGCCCCGCCAGCTAAAGAAGGAACTGTCGAAGAAGCAACAGCTACATACGTCCCTGTAAAAGTAAATTCAGCAACACCATACTGTCCGGCTTGCATTGTGAATTTAACATTCCCTCTTGAACCTAAAGCCTTATTAACTGTACCCTGATCGTGGAATACACGAAAAGCCAAAGACCCTATATCAGACTCACTTGAGACCAAACTGTACGTTCGCGCCGTACCGCTAGCCACGCCAGTATTAAACCCGCACCCGTTTAACAACGTTCCGATCTCCGGAACGTCCGGCTGTGTTCCTGTTAACCCTGCCCCTTTAAGCTCTACTTTAAAAGTTAAGCTTGTCTCTGCTATACCGTTAACGTGAGCCAAAGGACTTAACGAATCCCTAAGAATAGGGCGCTCTAATTTCTCACCGTTGACAGTGAAATCAACATCATACGCTAGTAAAGCGTTTGAGCTTGTCATGGCGGGGTCAGTTCCAGTCACTGTCTCTTTAGCAACCCAAATTACTGTTCTTCTAGTTTGTGCCATTTTATTCTTCTCCCTTTATTATTCAAATTCGTCAAAGACTTGTACTTTGACCATCTCCCCCAACCAAGTGCCGTCTACGGCACCTATTAAAGCGTGAAATCTCCATTCACCAGGAATACTTAAATCTGTTGTCTCTAATGTATGTGATAAAAAATAAGTTCCGGTCGCTCCTGCTATAGAACTATAACTATCAAATAGGGAAGACGTCCAAGTACCCTCAACCCCCGAAGGATCACGGTATTTAATCCATGAAAAAGCGGCTGAACCAACAAGTACACCCGTGTCTAACCTTAAAGAAGTTCCAGCTTCACCTACATAGTGTTTATCACTCATTAATTGACCCCACTTTTTAAATACCAATATTTACTAATTTTAGACTCCTCTAATATAACGTTGACAATACCGCTTAATCCTAACTGAGTCGCCGAGGCAGTAAAAACTTTAACCGTAGTCTGTAAAGAATCCGGTGTAACCGTTCTACTCTGAATTATAGATATATCCGGACTATTAACATTAAATCTTGAGGTGACTAATGATGGTTGAACAGATCGTCCGTTTGATATGCTTACCGTAGGCGTTTGTATAGTTGCCATAACAGACGCTAACGACGGTGTTGCTGTATTACTCGCCCCGCCTGTAATAGTTACACTATTAACATTAACCGATACAGAAACTACCGACGGTGTTGCTGTCGCATTTCCTTGTATGACCGTTACTGGCGTATTTACCGTTAGACTAGATGACGCTACCGACGGGGTTGCTATTGCACTTACACTCGCCGCCGTTGAAGCAATTGCCGTCCCGACGGTAAGCCTTACCAATTCAAGAGAAGTAGTTGCTATCGACGAAACAGTTGCTGAAGTTGACGCTGAAGCGGTTCCGACTAAAATAGAAGATGTTGAAACAGAAGGACTCGCTATTTTACTTTTAGATATTAAACTTGTCGGCGTGTTTAAGTTTAAGGTTATGTTTATAAGCGAAGGGGTTGCTGTTGTTATTATTTCGCCACCACCTACTGGTGAAGATATTACAGAAATAGCACCTGTCCTATAACTAACATCTTGATCCGCAATACCTAACGCTTGCCCTTGGTCAACAACAGCGTCATAACCGCTAAGACTATAATCAAATAAAGTTCTGCCTACCGCGTCTTCTTGATCTGGTACTCCATCAAATAGCCATGCTCCCTTAATAAGATCGGGTCTAATACCTAACGCTGTTTCTTTTATATGGGAATTTCTTATTCTATCCATTTGGTCTATGGATAATTGAATATCTTTCCACATTACAAAAGCACCGTAATCAGCAATAGGCGCATAATCGCCAGCTTTTCTCCAACCAAAATAGAAGTTTTCCGTACACGCTTGGAGAGTTCCGCCAAATGCTTGTGTGACGTTCATAGAAACACTTGTTCCATTTACATATATAGTTCCTGAAGCTACAGTACAGTCACAACGTATGAATATATCATACCATTTATCAACAACCAGACCGGCGTTAGTTGTATCAACAAGCCATCTTTGAGCGTTAGAACCCTGACCTGTCTGTAACAATACAAAAAGATTGGTTGCCCCTTGACTAGTTGAAGGTTGAATAAAAATACTTCTATTTGTATAGTCAGTGCCACTATGTCCCACTATGAGTCTACCTGTTAAAAGCGAGTTAAACTTAATTCTAAGGTAGAAAGTCAGCTCGTTTGCCCCTGTCATACCGGTAGCCGCTCCGCAATTTATCGAAACGGAACCATCGAGACACCCAAGAGCGCCCTTATTATTTGATAATACTTTACCTAATCTTCTGAACATTATCCCAAAGCCTTTGTTCCGTGTGACTTAACTAATTTATCTCTAGCGATAGATACAACTTGATCTGTCGCAACATTATTTAAAGATGTTATCCAAGCATTAACAGCCGTAACTTGAGCGGTACTTAAGTTTGTATCTGTTAAGTCTGGGTTTAAAGCTATCCATTTTGTTTTATAATCTTGAGCTAGTGCGTTCGCTTCTTCCACAATATCTGCAATCTCATTGACTGCTTCTATAAAAGCCTGGACAATTTTTTGTTTATTTTGTGACATTTCCCCCCCCTATGCGGACGTGTACATTAGTGACGCTGTTAATAAAGCTAAATCTCCCGTCGCTGTATCTCCAGCATCGTCGTGGTCTCGGTTGATACGGAATATTACAATATCACCCGCAGCCATAGAATCGTTATTTGTTAATGTTATGTACGCAGAGCCGACATATCCGGCTGTTGTCGGTACGGTTGCCGATACCTCATTCCCTGTAGCAAAAGAAACAGAGTCTATGCTAGCAGAATCCCCTGGCGTTACCGCCATAACATCACATTCTAAATTTATACTCGCAGACGTTCCTGATACCATAGAATAAAGCCCTTTAAAAACAGGGCTAGAGGAATAGTCGTCTGGTAGTTTTACTTGAAACAAAGCGCTTTCTGTCTGAGAAGCGTCAAATAATAATTTCCACCCTAACGCTCCACCATCTATTGAAGCAAAGGAAGAAGCTATCGCACCTGTCCCAGATATTTTTGCAGATTGAACTGGAAAAATTATTTCTCCCATATATCCCCCTTATGTCATCGCTAAGATACCGCCAGCAGCCCATTGTATCTGAAAAGTGCCCGCGGTAACTGCCTGGTTAGACCCAAAATCAACGTAAGCGATTAACGGATCAGAAGCTGATCCAGAACCGGAACTTCCGAAAAGAACGCAAGCCCTAACTTCTGTACCGAACGTTACGTTCGCTAATAAAACATCTGCTGCATCGAATACACCCTCATTAGTCGTACTATTCGTTGATACAACCGGCGAAGATAAAGCAAACGACGCTTGATAATTGCTGGGTGTTACGACTTCAGAAAGTGAACTGTGGTATACGTGCAAGTCATTATCTGCCGTATAATTACTTCCCACAAGAGCGCCGTATACAGGGAAGCTGCCTAAATTGAAACTCCCTTGCATAACGGCTTTTTTAAAATAATTGTAGACTAAATTTGCCATTTGTTTTTTCTCCCCTGTTTAAGATTTAATTTCATCTAGTTTACGCCAAATTGCTTCTTGATTTTTTTCAACTAATGCCATGTCTTTTGAGTATTGTTCTTTTTTAACATATAAATTTTTCATAGATTTAAGTTCAACCACTAAATCCCCCACTTGACCAACTACTATTTTTAAAGTTGTGTTAACTGTTGCCGCCCACCACACGGTTGCTACTATATGACCAACAAGTCCGATACAAACAGCTACCAGCGTTATAATATTTCCTACAGACATAACTATTATATCCCATCCGTTTGCCTGTACAATATCTGTATCGACTGAAGAAATCCTCTAACTGGAAACTTTTCAACATTTATTGTCGCATATTCTACAGGTTGTATTAATACGTCGTAAACTATATCTCCCAACGTACTGCTTGATTTCAGAACAGCCCGTAAATCCTGAGCAACGTCTAACACTCCTCTATAATTAAGGTCACCTACTATAGTATTCGGTAAGTCTGTAAAATTATTGCTGCTGAACCCGAATATATCTATAGTTAATAATTGTAAGTCAACGTTGTTTGTTCTACGGCTAGGTTCCCCGTCTCTAACTGGCTCAACCATTAAACAAGGTAAATTCTCCGGAGTTATATTCTCGCGTCTCCCCTCATAAACATACTTAATATAATCTAAACTTGGAACTTTAAGCGTATCTATTAACTGATTCCATACTGTGCTTGCTATCATAATCCCAACTTTTCTAGGTTAAGCCCTATATTTATTCTTCTGGTTAATTCATCTAATGCAAACCGTTGATTTTCAATATCCTCTAAAGCGGGTTGTAAAAATCTTCTTTGAGGGAACCCGTTAAGCCCTAACTCATGCTTAGGAGCATACTCAATATTCGTGCCGATACGAACCTCGTATTCTTTACCGCTGAACAAACTACCTTTTACCTCTACACGCGATTTTGTTATGGAAGCCCTTAAATTACCCGTTTGAACGTTTAACCCTTCACCAGGCGTATCCCCTGAAGGTTCCGTTACCCTTCCGGAAAGCCTTTCCTTCTTTACCCAACGAACTAAATTAAGAGCTACATCACGCAGAGTTTTTTTTAATACATCTTCCTTAGTCGGAGCTTTTAACTTAGCGAATAACTGAGGTAAATTATTTAATTTTATTTCCGCGCCTATCATTCTTCATATCCCTGTAACGAAGCGTCCCAAGCTTTATATTTAAGCAAAGTCTGACGCCAAAAAGAGTTTTCAGAAAACAATTTTTCTAGCTTAGGATTATCCCCTTTTAAAGAATGAATCGCTGTCATACCTTCTTTAATAGACTGTACAGCCATTTCAAGCATAACTTGTTTAAGGTCTAAAGGAATCGGGTAAGAACTAACAACCGCGTTATTCGTTCCACCTACAACCGGAGCATAACCAGCGGTATAACCAATCCTTATATTTCTACGCCCTTTTGTAAAATATCCCCCCTCACTTATAAGCTTTCCGTTAGGATACCAAAAGAAATCAGACGAAGGTAAAACTGTCCCTGAACCAAAAGTCCGGTCTGAATCTATATTAATCTCCGATACATAACTAACTGGATAAAGAGGTAAATACATTACATTGCTTCCGCTTCCATCAAGATACGAGTATGTAAAGTCTTGCGTATAAGTATCAGCTTCTAACTTGCGGTTTGTAAAACTATCGCAGAAGTCCTCAACAGCCAACGCTACTGCGGCTAACTTTGCGTTTGGTTTTTTGTCGCCTTCTTCTATCCCCATCCAAGTGCGAAGATCGCCCGTACTTATTAGACCCATCTTTTACCATCCTATTTTTTGCTTTTTTTAACATTTTCAATGGTTTTACTGACTATATCTTTGGTTTCGTATTGATGTTGGTCGCACCCTTCAAACGTAAATATATCTTCGATCTTTATTTTTCCTTTTTGATAGTCCAAAACATCGTTAACTGTCTTACAAACTTGTCTAACTACATCATGCGGTTTAAGTCCCATATATATTCCTTTGGTATTATAGGGGGGTTTTATCGCCCCCCTATAAAGTTAACTTATGTACTAATTTGAGTGTAAGCGCTAGGTAACGCTACCCCCATAGCAACACGTTCAATTACTCGTAAAGCTACCATATCCTTCTCGAATAGGTTGTCAGAAGCAACTGTCGCATCTTCAGACAGTTTCATAGTAATAGACCCGCGTTCTCCGAATAAGTATCCTTTGCGAAGATCGCCGTAAATACCATATTCGTAGTTAGTACCGGAAACGTCCCCAGTTCCAGGCATTACTTCTGTATCAATAACAGGGAAATTACCTATAGTATTGGTAATAATACCGAAAATAGGTTGTCCTGTGGTAGAAACTAAACTGCGTATATGAGCAATTACGCTTCTATTAAAGTAAAACTTAGCATTACCCTTAGCGTTAGAGTAAATATTACCCGTTGCTGTTACAAGGTCGCCATAAGCTAGTGAACCTACCGTAGTCCCTAATGCTTGTGTCGTTACAGGTGAACCTGTGTTAGATAGAACACCTATGAACGGTGACCCGCTACCGCTAAACGCTTGCGTATCTTCTGCCTTAGCAAATTCTTCCGCAATTGTCTCTGCTAGATAACTAATAATCTGAACATTTGCATCAGCAAGCAACTCGTTAGTTAACTTTGGAATTGAACCCAATTTGTTAATCGTCAGAGTGACTTGTTTGAAGCTTGGGTCTGTCGAGTGGACAGCCGCCGATTCGTTAACCCAATGCGCTGTCGTGTCGCTATTAGCCGCCGGAATATAAGTAACATCACTGATCATAGGAACATAGCGGGCGTTCGCGCGGATAACCCCGTATTGAGGAGCTAACCGAAGAATCTCAGCCTTAAACTCATCAGGAACTAAGAACCCACCTGCTGTCGTGGTACCTTCCGACAAGTTGGCTTTTTTAGCCACTTCCATGTGCATCTGATTAAGAACTTGAGTTTCTTTACCTAACAATGCGTTGAAGTATCTTTTTGTTTTAGAAAATTTACCTTCTGCGGAAGTATTGTCTGCCATTTTTGGATCGTTACCGATACCAGGAAGCATGAAATACTTCTTATCAACATCCGTCATGCCTTTAATATGTTTCTCCATGATAGACTCGACTCTATCTTCAAATTCTTTCATAGATAACTTAGGTTTACCGGATTCTTCTTCAGCAATTTTCTTTTGATCCGCTTCAATTGAACCAATTTTAGACAATAATTCGTCTTGTTGCTTTTTTGAAAGATTATCGAATTCTTCTTTTGTTAATTTTGACATTTTTTAGTTCTCCATTTTTTAATCTAATTTACCCGTAACCTTCCTGATAACTCTGGCGACTGTATCAGCGGCTTTTTGCGCTAAATCTTCGTCTGTTATCTCCGGAACGCTTACTTCGTTTTCTTGCATTTTTTCATACAGCTTATAACGTAAATCTCTTAATTCACACTCTAATAATTCAACTCTTTTAGTTAGCTGGTCGTTATCAGCTATTAGATCGTCCAAACTATCGTCTACTTCTTTGGTTTTTTCTTTTTTACTTCCTTCTTCGGTGTGAAAATCTTCGTCGTTAGTGTCATCAGTATCCCCCTTATTTAAAGCCTTGATTAATTCATTGCTTTTAACCATTCCCTTACTCATAGCCAAAGCTAAAGCTTCGGGGTTGGCTGGTACAGGAACAGCGCTGAACTCTAATAACTCCCATTTCGTGAACTTACGCCTTGGAAACCCTTGACCTTTAACATCCTCATCCTCATGCTCTTTAGGAATAAACCCAACACTGAAAGCTGATAAAAACCCACCCTTATAAAGTTCGAACACTTCTTGAGCAAACTGCGTATTCGCAAACTTAATTTTACTTATAATCCCGTCACCTGAACGCTTCGTCCATAACGCCTTACCGATAGGCTGTTGTGCATAATCATGCGCCCATAACACGACAGGATTGTTTTTGAAATTCTTTAAATCAACCCCTTTAGGGTCTAAGACTTCGTCCATCCTATCGACGGCATTTGTAGAAATCAACGCTGTGAGCGTCTGTTCAACATCGTCTATGGCTTTAATGTTAGAACTGAAAACTTTATTTAATCTATTCATATTACCCCCTATAAGATGGACTTATATTTTTAGTTATGACCTACAAAACCAAAATTTGTAGTGGTTTGGTTTGTTCCTACTTCACTTAATGGTAAATGCGCACAATTACCATTGATATGTGTTCCTACGCAATTTTTTATGGCATACTTTCCATCCTTACCCCAGTCCCCGATATGAGTTTTATATGCTCCATAAGCTATCGCCGCCGCCGCTACAATCTCCGGTGTACTTATAGATGCTGAGCCTACTGAAATTATACCAATCCAAACAGGGGATGAAATAGCAAGTGCTGTTCCTACTTTCTCACTCTTGTCAGTTCCTTTGGCATAAGATGTTTGAACAGAGCAAAATAATATAACCGTTAATATTAGAAATAATCTTTTCATTTTTAACTCCTTTGTATTACGGGTAAAACCGTACACCTACAATTGATTATATCGCTAGCGGGAGCAGAGTAATCACCAGGCTGCATAAGCTTGTTGCCGTCCCCTGTAGTAAATGATTCGTTGATGTCAACGACTTGACCGTCTGTTGATACATGACTGTCTCTAACCTTTTCGTCCTTTGACGCTAACCATTCCTTTTTTTCCACACCAGCTTCTTTATATGCCCTTAATTGCCCATCGTTAGTCGCGCTAATAACTCTTCAGTCTGCTATTCTTACAGAACGGAACCTTTCTGAATGTGTATAAACTGAGTCAATACGACTAGCGATTTTATCAATGCTCTCTCCGTTTTCAATACCTAAAGATATTTCTTTCTTAATCAACTTCTGAGTGCCCGATTCGACTATCTCACTGAATTTTAAAACCCTCTCAGAAACAGCCCTTAATATATTCGGTTCAAACAAATGGAAATCAATAGAACTGCCTACCTCACTTGATCCTAACCTTAACCCCCCCTCATAAGCCTGTCTTATATTACCTTCAGTCCTACGCCCTAGTTCTTTCTTTGATTCTTCCAAAGAAAAGATTATCGCGCTGAATAGGCTTTTCTTAACAGACTTAAAATTATTCAACCGTCGCATTACCTCGCCATGCTGCTTCTCAAACCACCTACGCATTGATTCTTCCATAAGCTTCTCTTGCGGACGCGTTAATCTTGCAAAAGCTTCCCACTTATCAGTTTTACCTGATTTTATACTCTTAGATTTAACAGGTTCGGGAACGGACGGGCTAGTTGCTTGGACTTGTCCAGCGGGTACCATATTAAACGGGATTAAAGGCGTAGACGTTTCAGGTAGGTTTAAAGGCGCTAATCCGTCCTTTTCCCTTTCTTCATCTATTGAAGTTAACCCTATCCGTATATTAGTTTCTTTCTCTCTTAACCTAAAGTCATTATCATCCGGAACAGGGTTATCAAACTGTATAACTAAATTAGGGTCATACAACGGAGCGAACTTCTCATTAAACTTTTCTTCGATTAACCTTAACCTAGGCAAAATAGTTTCTTTCTGGTAGGTGTAGTCATTCGCATCTGCATTGGCTCGGTTAACATCCTCAACTAACCCTAGCTTTGAAGCCGGAACGCCGAAGATAGCCATTATCTCGTTACGTATTTCTTTGTTAAGCTCAGAAAACCCAGACTCTTTAACCTTAGACCCTATTTGTTGATATTTAAGCCCTGCTTCAAGAATAGCCATCTTACCCGCGTTCTTAGCACCTCTATGCTTCTTATTCCACTGACTCCGTAGCCTATCAAACTGTTCCGCTGTTAACCCGCCGTCTGTCATTAAAGCACCGCTAGGTTGAGCGTTATTCATAAAGAAATTAATTCCCCATGTCTTAACCTGGTCGTTTAAGTCAACACCAAATGCCGCCGCTAGTGTAGGACTGCCCCCATAGAATAAATCTGCCGGACTCGGAAATTTAAAATGTACTATATCCGCTTCATCAAAAGGAACAAATTTACCTGATCCCGGTACGGACATAAGATACCCAGCTATATAAGACTCTGGGTCTGGAACTATCTTCATCCAATGAGAAGGGATATTCCATATCGTGTACGGTATACCTAAGTTGTTCTTAGGAATCCACCAATATGCGTTACCCGTTAACTCAAGGTTAAGGTCTGTAATAGTGAATAACTCAAATTTGTTGCTGAAAGGATTAACCCCATTGATGAGGTCTAGGAAAGGGTGTTGATAAATACGCTGTAATTCTTCTTCTCCCGTACCGTCAAACTTACGTTTAAATACTAAAGGTCTGTTCTGTGCTACCGTTGTCGCATTTTTCCAGGCGCAAGCATATACCCATGATTTATACGCGTCAACCATAGCTGAGTAGTCACCTGGTCTCGGCTTACCGTACTGTTTTTCGTGCCCAAGTAAGTGAACGAAAGGTAAACTCTCGCGTATCGTGCTTGTATCCAATGGGGTGTATTTAGTTAAAAACTCGGTCAATCGGTTTATTATACCCATGATATTCTAAATTCCTTTGATTTAATATAATCTTCAAGTGCATACCGACAAGCGTCTGGAGTATGATTGGAAGCGTCTAAAGGTATTGGTAATATTTCCTCGGTCACTCTGTCTTTTTTCCATCTATAATTCATAAAGTTATCAATTGCGCCCTTACATCTTGGATGGATAACAATACGCTCAAAACTGCGTAAAAACTCGATCCCATCTTCAACCGACCCTTTCCCCTTCTCAGCCCCTACAATATTAAACCCTAACCTAGCCATGTGACTAATTGTCTCAGGTCTTGCACTATCAGCGGTTATCTTCCATTTGCGACTACCTGGTACTTTATCAAACCCAGCTTCTAACTCGTTAATCTCCACCCCATGAGCATAAAACTCATGATCTAGGTAAAGTGTGTGGTCTTTTATCCACATCCTCTGCAACGTCGTAGGGTCTACGCTATAACCCCAATCAGCCCCAAAATATAACTGTGTTCCCTCTGGGGTTTCAAACTCCTCAACAAATACCTTATTCTTGAAAATAAGAGCATCCGAATACTTCTTAACCTCACCTTCCCATACGTGTAAATATTTATCATAATCAACCCTTTTGTCGTACTCCATTTCTTTTCTTAAAACATCAGGGAATAACGGGTTGTCTCTCCATGTTACGTGCGCGTGTCTGCAATCAGGTGGGGGGTTTACTATAAACTTCTGGTATACTGGGCTATGCTCATCTTCTGGGTTAAACGATACCCATATCTCGCTATTAGCCTTTCTTATGGTTGGTATGAGAACGTCCCAACTATTCTGACTTACCTTCTCGGCTTCCTCAACCCAACAAACGTCTACCCCTTCGGTAGACTTAATCTCATTGATATTTCTAAGCAATCCCTTAAATAAGAAATCGCTTCCTACTCGGCTAACAATCGAATCTCTCTTTATGTCAAAAAAAGGACTGAATCCTAAATATTCTATCCTATCAGATAGTAACCTATGGACTGAATCCTTAATGCTATGCTGTGTCTCTCTTGTGCATAAGACACGAGTCTTTTCATACGCTGCTTTAGTGATAAGAGCGTCTGCGAAAGAATAGGATTTACCACCACCGCGCCCCCCTTCAAGGACTTTATAACGGCTCGGTACCCCTATCACTTCCTGTACTTTCAAGGGCATCTGTACTTCGATTGTTTCCATCCTGCGCTATATCCCTGAAAATTACTGTTTTTTGAGGTATTGTAATATTTTGGATAAGAACATCCGGAGTAGCCTCAAATTCCTTTGCTATAAGCATAAGCTTCTCAAGGTGTTTATATGAACCAGCTCTGGCATACTTCTCAAGTGTTGCATACCATAAACCACTTCTTTTTAAAACGCACTGTTTCACGAACTGATTTAACCATATTTCAAACCTATCATCTTCCAGCCATTCTTTATAATACCGGCTTCTAGGTATTCCTGATTCTTCACAAGTAGCCAGTATGTTACCCAAGTTTTTAGCCCAATACCCCGCAAATACAATCATATCCGCTGTAGGTTCAAATTCTGTTTCTGTCTGTGTAGTATTTTCTTTCATAATAAAAAAAGGGCTACCCAGAACTTATGCCTGAGTAGCCCTAAAAGGCTATCTTAACTAAAATTATAGTATCCCGTTAAGAATACAGTAAAAGTATACCACCGATTGTTATTTTTGTCAACCTACATCAAGCATTTTTTTTATCTATGTTAATGTAGGGTAAATTAAGTTTATAAGTCCTGGCAGTAAATAATAACCTTTTTACCTTCTTTTGGTATATCCCCGAAGAAATTTACGGAATCTTCACATAGAGGTATCTCATTCATAGCATACCCTTTTTCTGGATGAGTTAGCGTTATCGGGAATTGTCTGTCTTTGTGAACTCGAACCATAGCTTCAATACTTCTAAGATTAACAACACCAACAGTATTATTAGTACAAACAGGGCAGCTATCAGAATAATTATATTTGCTAACATTATTGGTCAAGGAAAGCCCCCGCTACATCTTTCTGAATTTTTAAAGCATGATTTTTTGTGGTTCCTGGGTATACTACCATAGAAATAACAGGTGCTTCGCCTTGCGGATCGCTTGTAATATTAATATTCGCACTCACCCATTCGCCAGGGTCATTAAAACTTACAGCAACCTCTCCTATTTTAGAAAATGCTTCCACGAAATCTTTTGCAAACTTACTTCTTTTATTGTTTTTATCCAACATGATTCCCCCTTTAAATAATTGTATCGTTTATATTATAATCTTTCTTTATAAAAAAAACGTAAGACTTTCCGCACTCAACCACCAGCTTTACGTTAGAATCTTTAAGAGACTCAACTTTAACAGTAAGACTACCGTATCCATGATTCGCTAATTCACTTGTTAGCTGATTTATTTTTAAGTGAAAACTTGTAGACTCAACCATTACTAATAACCTTCTCCGAAAAATATTTTAAAAAATCTTAAAATCTTGTTTTTAGGCATCCTATTTTTTTCTTCTTCTATCATTTTTCGCATAACTTCAGGGGGTGGGTATAACTTTCTTGGGTATAATCTCCTCTTTTCTTCATTCATTTTAAACCCTCTTTTAATCCATTTATATTGGGGAGCGTAATTTTCTCCCCGCTCTCTTTATCATCTGACACTTTCATTACCCCCTTAGACACTAAAATCTTAACAAGCTTATTAAGATCATTTGCCGGCTTTGACCATCTAGGCTCAATTTGTAAAGCCATTTTCCAACACTCTAAAGCCCTTAAAAACCTGAACTTACCCTCATCTGAATTAAAATGTCCAGTTGCCGCCCACGTAATACCTAAATTATACCAAAGCATTTTATTCATCCGGTTAATAGCGATACCTTGCTCAATGAATACCCTAGCTTCGTCATATCGTTGTTGCTGAATAAGGAAATACGATAAATTATTAATAGCATAATCGCTCTTAGGATGATTTCGGAAATTTTCTCTATACATCATTTCGTCATTTTTCATATTACGCGAGTACATATATGTTCTTGTTATATAAAACGTCATTACACAAAAAAATAATTCTGGGTAAGCCGATAAAAAGGGGGATACCATAAGCGCAATTCCTATACTTGGAAAATAAGTGTACCTGTCCTGGACAAACGAATTCGTCGCTAGAACATTACTCAAAGGGAAAAGACCAAGCAGGAACCACAACGCGGGCAATAAGGAATAATACATCATAGCCCCTACAATTATATAACTGGTTAATGTTATGTAATTAAACTTTTCCCATTTCTCATTATACCGGAACCCCGCTTGATGGTACCACCCCATTTTATTCGGGAAGAACAAACAGTATATATAATACAATGCAACCCTTACAAAAGTGTTGCACTTACGCCATTTTATATGAAAATTTTCCCTGTCAATAACAAGCCCATTAGTAAACCTCATTTTAAACTTCCATAAAACAAAAGGAACAGCAAACACAAACATACTTAAAACATATATTTTAGGCATTAAATCATGCGGGTACATAGCCAATAATATGACAGGCATAAAAAATATAGATATATTTGTTATGACCGCTAATAAGTATAATGGTATAAAAATTAACGGCTGTTGATATGATATACAAGCTAAGAGAGTTAATAATAAAGCTATCGCATAAGGTCTGCCGCTAATCCAAACAACATTCTGGTTCAACATAGGATTAACCGCCCAGAAAGCGCAAGCATATAAAGCCGTCTCATAACCGAAATATTGACCTAAGAATAAATATAACAAATAAGTGTTGGCTACATGAAGACATAAACTGAACAAATGCCAAAAGAAAGGAATTTTTGTTAACCCTAAAGCCCAGAATAATCTGCTTTGATAATATAAAATAATACCATCATTAAACAACTTAACCCAGAAAGACTCACCCCTGTCTATCTTCTCAGTATCGGGGATTATATCTTTTCTTCTAGCAACGGCTGCATGGTCGTCTGATATATACCCGCACATTAATGAATAATGCCAGGCGAACGCTACGGCTATTAAAATAATATTAATGTCTATATTTATCATTAATGTAATCCTTTAGCGCTAAATCCCAACTCCTAAGCTCTGGGAAATTTGTCTCTAAAACTTCATAATTAGTTCTTTTACACGGAAACTCATCTTTTAAATCATCAATCTTACAAGGTATTATCTTACAGTCAGAACCTAAATACTTAATCATTTTACACGCAACTTCATATCGGCTAACACCATCACCGCATGGATTAACCGCATGATATATACCAGGAGCTATTTTTTTCTCAACAGCTTTCAAAATACATTTAACAAGGTCAACGCTATATGTAGGACTTCCTATGCAATCATCACAGACCTTAATTTCTTTATCCCCTCTTGACAATTTAATAAACATCTTTTGAATAAATTTCTTATCGATATATTTACCGCCGCCGAACATCCACCCAGCACGAAGAATATAATTTGATTTATACTGTTGTACGAAATGTTCGCCGTACCATTTTGAAGCGTTATAATGGTTTATAGGGTCAGGTCTTGCGCTGAACCTCTTATTTGTATAAGGTTTACAAGTTTTCCCATCAAATATTGAAGCCGTACTTAAATAAACCATGTGTACCCCTCGATCATCCGCTAACCGCGCTAAATTCCCAGTCGCTATCGAATTAATAAAATAACATTGAGTAGGGTTAGCGTCGCAATACTCATGGTCTGTTTCCGCAGCTAGATGAACTATACAATCAAAATCTTTTTTTACATTTAAAACTTGACTTAAATTCCCTATATTAAACTGCCACTTTGGTAAAGTAATAAACTCATGGTCAGACGAAACACTTAACAGTTCCGTCCCCACCATTCCCCGGTGTCCCGTTATCAATATTTTCATCTACAAGTATCTCCCTTATATTATCTAATACGTCTAAAGATTGATGTTTATAATCAAACTGCTTTGCCCATTCTGCCGTTTCTAAAACATTCAATTTCCAGTCCCCATCAATAAGAGTAACAATAGCTTCGGCAAAAGTAATTTCATTGTCAGCTAAATAGCATTTTTCCATATCTAAATGATCGTGGTAAAACATTGTTGTTAACGTCTTAAAAGCAACTAATGGACACCCGCAAGCCATAGCCTCAACAGGAGCCATGCTGAAATGGTCATACTTCATAGGCGTTGGGTATAATACAATCTTTGACTGTCTATAAATATCATACCTTTCATCGCCCATATACCCCAACAAAGTTATACCAGAGTCGTTAAACCCGAACATTCTGCGTATTAATTTATTAACATACTCAATACCTAAGTCTCCGTCACCTATTATTGCTAACTTTGCGTCAGGTCTAACGTGCCTTACATAATGCCAAATCTTAATTAAAATACTTATACCTTTTGTCGGGTGTATTCTACCGCAGAAAACAGCGTCATATTTCTTATTACTGTTTTTTACATACGCTAAATCAGTATCTATACCACCATTAATCCATGTCTTATTCTTCTTTTTAAATATATTGTACATAGTCGGGTTTGTTAAAATAACAACATCAGCCCATTTGTTAATGGCTGACTTTACAAATTTCTGAGTAAAATAATGAATCTTATTTTCCTTGAACGCATTTAAAAAAAACCCAGCTACCCATCTATTACCTTTCATTTTATAAATTAACGCGGGGATAACATCAGGCAGAAAATCACTCGAAGAATAAACAAATTCGTATTTATTATTATCGAATAAAGCACACCTAATACCTTCTAATATTCTATGGATATAACAAAGAGTGAACGGCTTATAATCTAAATGCTCTAATGTTTTCACATCGCACTTTATAGCCCAATATTTTACGAATGACTCGTAAATCTTATCTCCACCGCTTGCCCCGCCCTTATATCTTGAGTTCGCTAGTATAAGTATTCTCATTATGTTTTCTTATAATTGTACTTGATATATTATCCGTTCTATCGAAACACATCGTAGCCCCTGAACGAGAGTGCTCTGTTGAATCGAATATATGATAATCTTTTCTTTCTGCCATTTCAGTTATAAAATATGGAAACTCGAAAGTATTCTGTATAAAAGTTCCGCTAACCATCTTTAATGCTCTAATAACTCGTTCTCTCTCATAAACAGACTGTAACGGCTTATTCCCTTTATATGAAATAACAGCCTCGTCAGACATTACACCGACATACAACTGTCCGCAGTTTTCCTTGCACTTCTCAAGATATATAATATGCCCATAATGTAACGGGTCTGCTGTTAACGCACAATAACCTATTTTCTTCTTCATAAATGACCCCCGAATTTTTCAAAAAGTTTAGCTTTACTTATTATCTTATTCCAGTCGTACTTACTATCAAAGTACATGACAGCTTTTAAAGCTTGCCCATGATCGAGTCCGTATTCAAGAGTTATGATATAACTTAAAGCATGAAAAAGCCCAGTTCCTGTTATTTGTATAGCACGTCCAGCATAATTACCAGCTTCTATAAGGTCGTTAACACATTTGTGCATTTCGTATCTTCTTAGAAATTCGTCAGCTATATTGCAGTAAGATAAACTCAAACTATTAGATTTTGTACTCATACGAGAATCTATTAAATGAGCCTTACAATCATAATATGTTGATTCTGAAGTCTTTTTAGATAATGATATAGGTAAAGTCTTATAATCTTCACATAGAATAGGAACAGCGCAATTAATCGAAACCTTATCGTCCGGTATCCACACAACAGCCCAACTTGTACAAGCCGAACCGCTAGCTGTGGTCGGTATAGCGTATATAGGATTATCCCTTCCCATCATTTTAGCCGAATCTATTACAGACCCCCCGCCTACAGCTATTATTTTACCCTTGTACTTTTTTGTTATTTCTTTTTTCGGCGGCTCTTTTATGATAAGAATATCATCATATTTTATGCGGTTCCTTATAATTTTAAATGTCGTACTACTTGTTATTAATAGCGTAGACTGCATTTTTAAACCTCTTTTGTATTATGTACGGAGATAGTTTTATTCTTGGCGGTATAGTATCATCTGTTTTTATATTCCAAACCTCTACCCTCTCCCATATATCTTTAAAATCAATGTACATAGAAGACGTTTCTTGACCCCCTGTACTTTCGTGCACCTTATTATCTAATATAATAACCCTTAAATTTTTAGGCGCCTCTTTTGCACAAGTCACTAAAGACCCTAGCCCCATAAGAGCCGATCCGTCGCCTGTAACCACAATAACATTTTGTTTCACGTGAAACGATAAACCCAAACCTATCGGGACAGCGCACCCCATAGAACCCATCATATAAAAATTAAGCTTACGGTCTTTCTGCTTGAATAATTCTCTGGAAATATATCCAGTTGATGAAATTATAATGTCGTCTTCTTTAATTTCTTTAAGTATTTTAATTATTGCTTCTGCGCGGTTCATATTCCAATAACTCCGATAGTTTTATAAATATTTTACCCATTAAAGCGTGATGTTCAGGCGTCTTTCTATTGTCCACATGAATGTTTATTTTTATCCCATAAGGCTTTATTAATGAAGTAATAACATCAACGCAGTTGCCAAAACCGCTGTTCTGCATATATACAAAAGGTTCTTTACCCGCTAACCATGCGCCCGTAGCAATCGCTATAGCTTCATCTTCTCTTGTAGCTGTAATATTCTTACCTCTTATGTATTTCTCACACCCAGTAAAAGGGACTCCGACAGATAAATCATACATCAGGTGTTAATCCTTTCATTTCATCAAGCGTTGCCGATAAATTATTCTCAATATACTTTGCACAATCATTTTCTTTTAGAGACTTTAAAGCGTCCCTAACTGACTTTATTTTTACACGTTCTGTTTGGTTCGCCCATATAACCATGCTATACCCCATATCATGTAATCTTCTGTTCGTAATTTCAGGGAACTTAGTCGGAACTATAGCAAGCGGTACAGACGAATCCCAAATATAAACATCTTCCCATTTACGCGCATGAACCAGGACTATATCCGCGCCATTATCGCAATATAGGTTTAATCGCTTGGACGCTTCTTTCTGTCCGTGTCCCCTTATTAATGCTTCTGTCCTTGCTATAACTTTAATATTTTTTTTTCTAACATTTATTTTATTTGCAAAATCTTCCGCTTTCATAAGCGGGACAGTTTCACCCCATAAAGAATTGGTCTTTAACTCTGGAAGGTTATCTTCAATTGATACGCCTGCGACTCCTATATCCTCAAACTCCATAACCGTTCGCTGAAAATTATTATATCCGGTGTCGGTATCAACCCAGACAGGGATATTAACTGCTTTAACAATAGGCTCGCACACCCTTAACATTTCAGTCATGGTTATGCTTCCATTGTCGGCAAGACCTAGTCTAGCCGAAGCTTCAAAACCTGAAACCCATATTCCATCAAACCCTGCCTGTTCAACTAACTTAGCCGTTATCGCATCACCAGCCGAAACTATTACACTATTTCTCATTAATCACCTTATACTTTGTAGCAAACCTTACTTTTTCTTTTATGGTTGTTCCATTATTCTTCTCGGCGAATTTCTTTTTTACAAACCTTCCAGTTATAGCACTCCTATAAACATCCTTTGTTTTTCTTTTTTTCATTTCTGACCCCTTATGTTGTAAAATTCTGCTCTTTTATCATCTAACACAGCAAGAGCTTTTAACACGTGAAAGTTATTACTCCCGTTTAAATACATAGCATAAAGACAATACATAATAACCCACTTAAAAGTTGATATTATAGTCATAACCTTAAAAGTAATAGGCATTATATTAAACAGGCACCCTATAGCAATTAAGTACCTCAATGTGTAGAAAAATAATGCTACATGACTGTCAGTTGGGTCTATTAGATTTTTTAGAAAAATATTATGTAAACCCATTTTTTTATCCATATATTTTCTAAATAACACATTCCCTCTATAAGAGTCAAAACCGAACCTTGCGTTATAATTAAACCCTATAAAATTATTAGCAGCGTTTGCTATAAAGAAAATAATAATCCATAAAATAGGAATCCCCATGTTATAACACCCGATAGCAATAGCCCCCATCACCGCGTTCTGAACAATAACGTCAAATCCAGAATCTAACCATACCCCTAATTCTCCAACTTTACCCGTTTTCTTAGCAATATCTCCATCTAAATAATCTAAAAATCCATTTAAAACCATCACACATAAACCAATTATCCAACCGTAATATGTCCCGATAGAAAAGAAATAACACCCGAATGTTAATGTTATAATATGATTAAATACGGTAACCATATTACCTGTTATATTATGCTTTATACAGAACAACAGCGCTGGCAGTTTTATATTTTCGTATATGTCATTTGAAAATTCTTTCACATATCCCTTTCAATGCAAATACAATGTTGTCCGAGTCTTTCTTCGGAACTCTTTACCCAGAAACCAGCTTTAATCATATCTTCAATCTGTCCGACACTAAATCCATGCCATATATGACCTTGTGCAAATTCTTTTGTAGGTATAGTTAATAATAAACGCCCGCCTTTTTTCAATGACGCACACATATTATTAATTGCCTTTTTCTGTTCTACCAAATCACCTTTGCCATCATTCCCGATATGCTCCAATACAGATATACAAGTTACAAAGTCATAATATTCTATATAATCTATTTTTGTTACATCAGTTACTTTTGTTAATATATTTATTCCGTTAGGTATTTTTTCTTGGAAAGGTTCAAGGTCTATGCCATCAACAATATACCCTCTATGCTCAACCTCATAAACAAACAAATTCCTTGAACATCCTACGTCAAGAACCTCGATTACTTGTTTATCGTTATGTAATTTTGGAAGGTATTCAAGTACCCAGTCCCATTCCTTATGACGGATATGTAAACCACCCCATATCTTATATACAAAATAAAGAAGTCGGAACCGGAACACTCCAAAATGCCCGAAGGATTTATACCGTTTTACAATTGTGTTTGAAAGAAAAGTTTTTAACATTGGCTCTATGTTTCATTAACCCTAAACGTTTTAAAATAGCCCGCCACGTAAAGAAAAGCTCGTTCTGTATCATGGCATTGGCTATATAACCACGCCCAGCCTTTAGATGGACTATTAATTTAATAAGGTTTGGTGGTAAACATTCGAAAATCATATTCTTTAAAGGTAAAGCTATTAATATCTTTTGGTACTTATCAAAAAATTCATGCCCCTTGTTCCCTTGCTGATAAACAACATGACGCCCTGTGTTTATCTTTTCAATATCTTCCGGAACAAGATACCCGCACTCTAAAGCGTAATCATTAATCTTAGCCTTGGGAAAATATAAACACTCATAAACATTAATAACATCCGCGTCAATAGTTTTATATAATTGGTAAGATAATTCATGCGTTCTGTGCGACTCCCCAGGCAACCCGCATATATGATCTACCATTAACTTAATACCGTATTTCTTAATCCACTTTGACACCCTTATAATCTGTTCGTTAGTTTCAGGACGGTCTAGCATATTTTTACGATGGTCAGGACAACCTGATTGTATTCCCAACCAAATAGTTTTGCAGTTAGCCTTTGCCATAGCTTCGATTTCTTCCTCATCTAAACAATTAACGTGTCCAAAACAGGCAAAATCACAATCAATCTCTTTTTTATATCTAGGTAGAAATTCCATTAACCATGCTTTATCTAGAGTTAATATGTCATCAACGAATAAGACATTCTTCATACCCCAGCGCTCTTTCATCATTTTAAGTTCTTTAATACAACAATCTACCGACCTTTTAAGCTTAACGTATTGACCGACTTCCCTTAATTGTTGGTTACCGCAGAAAGTACAGTTATAAGGACATCCATAAGAGGTCATAAAAAGTTGCGTCTTGCGGTGTTCGGGTGGCAATTCATCGAAGAAATCCTCTCTAACAGGAAATAAATCATCCGGTTCAAACTTACCGCCAAAATGTCTAACTCCATCCCCTTGTACTACTTCATCGATAAACCAATTTTTGCTAACTTCTTCGGGTACCAAAGTAGGCAACGTACCCCCAAAGATAATATGTCCACCCACTTCATTTTTAACACGTTCCGCAAATTTAACCCCCCATTGATAAGTTGCAGATAGTACAGAGAAACAAATAACGTCCGGCTTATATTCTTTCATTTCTTTAATTAGCCAGTCTTGGATATTAAATAACTTATCTATAATCTTATTCTGGGAATACCCTCTATTCCCTTGCTTGGGGTCGAAGAATAGTTCCACTTGATAACCTTGCGCCCTTAGCTGTGCCATTACATAACCAGCGCCAGGGTTAATATCCTCAGCCACACAAAATGCGAACTTAGTACCTGGCGCCCAAGTTCTTCCCTTATCACATTTTGATTCGTCCCATTTACCTGTAGTCTTTGTCGGTTGTCTTGATATTTTATTTGTTATCATAGTTTCACCCACCAAAATGCGTCGTCACTATTAATTGTAACCCTATTCCCAAAAACTTCATCAACCGCACGTTTAACCCCAGGATGGGCATTGTTAGGATTAACATCTTTATCATAATTATGTCCGCAAAGAATACCGCCTTTTATTACATTATTCTTATAGTTTTTTATATCTGCCATTGTCATGCTGTAGCTGTGGTCTCCGTCTATAAAAACAAAGTCATACTTAACACCTATTATTTTCTCCCAAGCGGTAAGAGAGTCCTCAATAATTAAAATATACCTATCCTTATATTTTTCTGTCCTATACTCTACGTCAATATGAGAGTCTAATTTAAAAGGGTCTTTATCGATTGACGTTATACGGCACTCTTTATATTTTTCTAAGAAATAACAAACAAAGTCCCCTCGTAATGTTCCTATTTCTAACCCATGAAATTTACTTTTTTTTAATACCTTATCTAATATTTCCATTCTCGTAAGCATCTAAAAACACCTTCGCGTTATCTTTTGAAAAATACTTTCTTGAATATTTGTAAGCACGTTCTCCATATTTTTTATGGTCTACGCCTTTTATTACATCAGAGAAATTCCTAGGTGTCGCTTTAATATATATACCGAACTTTCTCACTTGTTCTGGAAGGCTTCCACGATCTGACGTAATAATGGCGCAACCACAGGAGCTTGCTTCCATAACCACTCTTGAATACCCTTCATCATAGAGACTAGGAACACAACAAATATGATTCCTTTTATAAATCTCCGGAAGTTTTTGGAATTTAACTTTTGTAACATATTCAAACCTATATTTATTATTATTAATAATTTTTTCAGCGCCTTTTATAATGTGCATACCTTTAATTTTAATAGGACGACCTACAAATAAAATATTAGTAGTTTTATCTGTCCTTTTATCAGGAAGACAAAATATTTTATGATCCGTCCAATGATTAAACATTCTTACCTTCTTATCAACATTAAACTGTCTTATATCGTTAGCCCCGTTCTCCCCTTCAACAAATATCTTCTCACATCTATTTAAAACAAACTGCGTTAATTTATTTACATACCATTTTTGACTAGGGAAATCATATAATGCCAGCAAGGTAATAAATACCTTTTTATGCAGAAGGACTGCTACCATTGCGGATAGCAGCCCTTGAGCGTGAACTACGTCGTATCGGTTGGTTTTGATAAGCGACCTAGCGTGGAAAAACATCTTTGGAAATACTGAAAAAAAGTTTCTAAAACTAATACCTTGCCAAGCGGTCTTGTGTTTTATGCCCCATTTTATGCGCCTTATATTTATTGACCCTTTACCGCAATTATACTCCTGGTAATCCACGAAACCACCCTCAAAAGGCTGGAATGTTAATACATCGACATTATGGTATTCGCTTATTGTCTGGACAAGGTCGTGGCAGAATGTTTCTGCACCGCCTGTATTGGGTGGATAGAAGGGTGTTAATATAAGTATCTTTTTAGACGTATCTTTTTCTTGCATATATATATATCATACCTCTTGCGAATAATAATAAAAATACACCTACCGCTAAATGCGGGCGGGAAATTAACCTTTTCCATTTTCCATTTTCTGTGAATACTTCCCAACAACGATACTTAAACGTAAGCAATCTGTCGCCTGGATTTTTCCGACTATATTTGTTAAGGCATTGGGCATAATAAGCCTTTTTCTTTAGGTATTTAATAAGCCCTACCTTATCGTGATGGTAAAAAGGAAAATCAGAAACTGAAAAATTTGCTTGCGGATTATTTTTTAAAATTTCCCGTTCCCATGAACTATCCTCAACGCCATGTAAATCTTCATCAAATAAGGGACAGTCTTTAGTTCTTATAAAACGTACTACATCAACCAAAGACCCATTATAAAATTGCCTCTCCCAGTTTCTTAAATAACCGAACCAGCCTTCAGTTACAATCGTTTCGGGTATATATACGGCTGTATGACCTTTTATTTTTTTTACGCAATCTTCTAAAAGGTTTGGGTGTAACCGCATATCAGAGTCAATCCATATTAAATATTCCCCTTTAGCTTTCTTAATTCCTATATTCCTTTGAGCGCTCCTCTCTAACCCTTCGTCCACAACGATAATTTCAACATTTTTGTATGTTGACGCCTTTATGGCTTTTATGCAGTTTTGAATGTGAATATCGCCGCGGACGATGGGGATAATACAAGAAATAAGAGGACTATCCATTAATTCCTGCTCCTGGTTTGTTTAGTATTGTCCCAAATCGATCTACAACCTTTTTGGATAATCTAAAATAAAATCTAAAATCATCTATATTTCTAATCTTTTTTATTTTGTTCCATATAAATTTAGGCTTATAAGATACGTCGTATGTTTCCTTTTGAAGTTTAATAACTTCTTCAAATGGGTACTTTAATTTGATAACTGGATGAGCCATATCCCATTGCTCCCAGTTTTTATGCAGAATAATACCTTGCTCCTCACACTCTTTATACGCTTTAGTACCAGGGTAAGGCATGAATACTGTAGCCTGAGCGCTTGCAGCTTTATCCTCTAACAGTAATCTTTTTACTTCCGAACAAGTAGCTTTTTCAGCCTCTAAAGACTCCCAAGGGTAACCGTACATAACCGTTAGATGATTCCATATCCCTACAGAGCTTGAATTATCTAAATCTGTAAGCATATCTTTAACCTTATAACCCTTGCTTAATTTATCTAAAGTCCTTTGGTTAGAACTCTCAAAACCCCATAAGATAAACCGACAGCCAGCCTCGCGCATAAGTTTAAGTTCCCCAGGCTGTAAAGCGCCAAACCTCATATTGCAACCCCAAACGATATGTTCGTTATACCCTCTACTTATCATCTTTTCGCAAAACTCTTTTAACCATTTACCGACTGGAAAAGTCCCAGAGTCATCGAAAAACTCTTTGAATCCGAAATTAATCATACTTTCAACCTCTAAAAGAAAAAGCTCCACTTCTGTTATCTTATTATCTGGATGATAATGTACCCACGTGCAGAATGTACAAGCTTGTTTAGGTCTATACCAGCAATCTTGCGCCGCCATAGTATATGTTGCAGGGGTGTATTTAAAATTACCGTTTTTATAGGCATACAACCACCACCTAGTTATATCTCTATTAATTATTGGTAAATCCCCAACCCAATCTTTACCTGTCACAATCTTAAATGCTTCGTTGTACCACTTACCGCCTTTTATATAATGATCCGCATTGCACCGACTCTCTACATCTTCAGGCATAGCGGTATAATGCTCACCTGTAAATATTATTTTTATATCAGAAATAGACTCTTTTAATGTATTAACGATCTGAATATACCTATCAACCACCATTGTATTAGCCTCTAACACAATGTAATCCGGCTTCATATCAACAATAACCTTGGCAAACTCTTTTTCGGTTAATTTCTCAGCAACCCCATCTAACCATAAAAACTCTTGCCCTTGCTCTGCCATGAGCATTGAAGCAAAATAAGCGGGTACTACTGGATATATAAAAGTGTCGTCTTTGAAATATTGGGCTTGCCGGTTTTGAGTCGCTTGCGCGTAACCAGTGTTATTTTTTATAGGCGGGACTGCAAATATTGTTTTGCTCATAAGTATCTACCCTTCTTCATATTACCGTAAATTTTCATTGTGTCAACAAAAGTTTGAAATATTGTTGTCACGGACACAGACCCCTTGTTCTGTTGTGTCCGTATTGTTACGGGTGCGTCTGCTATTCTGTAAGAATTTGCTCTTAATGCAACAATTAATTCTAAATCAAAAGCGTATCTTTTCACATTTACTTTACTGATAATGTCGTCGAGTACTTTCTTTTTAAAAACTTTTATACCGCACTGGGTATCACGATAATCAAAACCAAATAGTAACCTGTTTATAGCATTATAGGTTTTACTAACTATGCGACGTACTGTCCCGTACATGGTAGTCGAAAATAAATGCCTTTTATTCCCGATAACCGCGTGCGCGTCATATAATTCCATTATTCTAAAAAATGTATCTAACTCTTTCGGGTCTATTTGTCCATCCCCATCTATGATAACAATTTTGTCGTTAGGCTTTAGATTGTACTTAATTAAGGAATAGATATACCCAAATTTCAACGCTGACCCCTTACCCCTATCAAAAACATTAGAAACTGTTTCTGCGCTATCAATATTCTTTAAAATCTCATAGTTTTCCTCGTTACTATGGTCATCAACAAATAAAACCTTTATCCCCATACTATTTAATTTATTTGATAAGGCTATGGGAGCTTTACCCTCGTTTTTAACTGGTATTATGGCTAGTTTGATTGTTTTTCCTTTCGTAGGGTAGGGACTAGGTTTTTTATTTTTTACACTTCTTTTTTGTTCATAAAGCCCTCATAATCCTATACTTAGTTTATGGTTAAAGTTTCATAAAAAATGCTAACATGAATAACGATTCTAAAAAATATATAACAGATAACCCGTACTGTTTTCTACTCACATACCACGCACAAATAATACTAGAAAAAATATACCAAATAACCACAATAGTTTCCATAACCTATCCTTTCATCAGTCCGTTTTTCTTGTGGGATTTCTTAACATAAATTGAACATACGGATAAAATTACACACATTAAAAATAAAATGAAGTATATTCTGTATGATGTTTACGGTAAACATCGACTGTGTGAAGGTTTTTCTTAGCGTGAACCTTTGCTTTAAGAGCAACATTACCTTCACGCTCTGACCATTTGCAATGTCGGCAATAGGCATTAGTCTCTGAAAGACCATGTTTTATAGACCGAAATTTCTTAATGTCATATGGCATTTGTACACCCCCCGTCTTGGATATGTGGTTTAGTCATTAAGTTCTCCTTCTTATTTTTCTTATTTAACAACTATATACGGTATCTCTGGGTACAACGCCTCAAACATTCTCCTCTTAATTCTCCATATATCCGTTTCAAATCCTTTGACCTCATGAACCTCAACATTTCCGTCTTTTCTTGTTATATAAAAATCCGGCTTGTGCTTTGCAATTAACTTACCTTCAATCCTTAACTCAAATACTTTCTCGTATATTATCTCTTTTATCTCCCCTGTCCTTTTAATCATGTGTAACGTATTACAATACTGTGACTCTATAACGCTTGGATGATTATGCCCTTGGTCACACAAAGACCTTCCATTCTTGTACTTGTTCTTTGAGAAATATCTTATATTCTTCAATCTTCCCCTTCCCGTAGTGTTTTGATTAAATCTTCTATCTCAAATTGAGCAATCGGCTTTCTATCCTCTGACAATAACTTCTCCAACTCCCCCGCAATACGCTGACGCTGTTCAGTAAGCTTTTCAGAGATAAATGATTTAATATCAATATACCTATGTTCTGGTACGTCAATCCATTCAAATTCATCATCAAACTCTTTCATTATTTTATTTATATTCATTTTCAAACCCTCCTATTCCTGAAAACATTGAAAAATATTTCAATCTGCCCCCATCCATTCAAAATCAATGACAGTTCCATTTATCTCATTTAACGGTTTAGTAATAACTTTGTCCTCGCTCCACCCGCTTTTTACTGGTTTATCTTCGATCCATTCTTCCATTTAAACCTCCAATTCTTTTTCTAATTCTTTTTTTCTTTTATCTAAATAGCTCCACCCGTCAAAACTTGATGTTCCTTTATCGGATAAAGAAATTCTCTTTAATTCGTCTAACCTTTCTATAGCACTAAATCTCTTAATATATTTTACTTGTTCGATTATTTGTTGCGTTTCTTCTTCCATTATTTCTCCTTTATCGTTATTATGTCTATGTTGTTCGTATTAATAGGGACGGCTTACCTGTATTGGCAATAACCTTAGCCACTACCTCACCTAATCAGGCACTCTTGTTGTTAGGACAACAGCCGCCCCCAATTTTCATTCATTGAACCCCATCCCCAGGTTAATCTATCTAAATTCTTGTATATCCTTCTTCAAATGCTTCACATGGAGAAAATGAAGTGTATCCATCTTTGTATACAACATAATATCCACCTACTTGTGGTTTA